GGTCAAGCCTCCTTTAGATGAAAGCTGGACACCCCCCCCTCCCCCCACTACCCCACCCCAACATTTAGAAGCTGACTCAGTGCGGGAAGAAATCGCGGCTGCTCGGCATGAGGTGAAGAATGGTTAACCCATACTTCATCATTGGGGCGATGATTGCTGTGGGCGGTGCTTACGGCTACGGGCATCATGTTGGATGGGGTGATCGTGACGCTGAAATGCAAGTCGAGATTGCCAAAAAGAATGATGAAGCGCGAGAGAAAGAGCGCGAACTTGCCCAACAATTGAACGAACAATCAACCAAACTTTCGGAGGCCAACAATGTCATCACTCAAAAACAGTCTTCTCTTGATCGTGCTATTCGTGCTGGTCGGCTGCGGCTCCCGTCCACAAGTTGTGTACAAGCCACCGCAAATGCCCCCACTCCCACCGGAGATAGCCCAAAAGAAAGAAGTGAACCTAACAGACCGGTTTATGAAACTACTGACTCCGACAGAGCAACCCTTGCAGCCATTGCCGAAATCATCGCCCAAGGCGACAGAAACACCGCGCAATTGAATGCGTGTATAGACTCGTACAACAAAGTGATGGGGGTGATGAATGCTAACCGCTGAACAACTAAAAAAACTCCACATTGGGGCTGAATGGGTTGATGCACTCAATGAGACATTTGGCAGATTCAATATCTCCACCAAACGCCAACAAGCTGCCTTCATCGGGCAATGCGGACATGAATGCGGACACTTCAAGACATTGGAAGAAAACCTAAACTATCGCGCAGAAACGCTGATGAAGCTGTGGCCTAAAAGGTTTCCCACTTTGGACTTTGCTAATCAGTACGCACGAAACCCTAAGAAGATCGCCAATATGGTCTATGCCAACCGTATGGGAAACAGAGACGAAGCAAGTGGAGATGGATGGCGTTTTCGCGGTAGGGGTGCAGTCCAATTGACCGGACATAGCGGGTACTATCACGCCGGACAAGCATTAGGGGCTGATTTCGTGATGGAACCCGATCTAGTCGCCACACCAAAATATGCGGCGTTAACAGCGGGTTGGTTTTGGTCAACGCATGACTGCAACCGTCTAGCGGAGGAGGCCAATTGGACGGGTCTCACAAAGAAAATCAACGGCGGGACTATCGGGCTTGACGATAGGATTAACCACACTAATCAAGCATTATCAGTTTTGTCATAACAACTTAACAATAAAACAATCCAATGCGCTAATGATTATTCGCGCAGACACCCGCAAAGATTCAGTACAAGACAGACTTTCTGCACTACAAAATATCTGTTTACCGTATGACAAGCCCGATGATACAAATTTTGGGACTTGGTGGATTGCTACTAAAAATGGTGTGGATATTGGTTTCGCGGGTCTTGTTCGCTCTGTGCGGTGGGCTGATTGTGGCTACCTTTGTCGTGCTGGTGTTATTCCTTCTCAGCGTGGACAAGGACTACAGAAAAAGTTTATTCGTGTCCGAATTAGACAAGCGAAAGCTATTGGGTGGAAATGGTTAGTTTCTGACACAAGATTCAATCCTGCTTCCGCCAACAGTTTGATAGCTTGCGGTTTCAAAATGTTTGAACCTTCTAAACCTTGGGGTTGCAAAGACACCCTTTATTGGCGAAAGAAACTGTAATGGCTGTCACTAATTTTTCTGACGATCAAGTCATTCAAGCTATTCAAAGTAGCAATTCAATGGATAAAGCAAGTAAATTGCTAAACATTGATATTTCCGCGCTTTACAAAAGGCGCAGACGGATTGAACATAAAACTAAACAAAAGATTGAAGCACCTCAAGCGGAAAAGAACAATCAATACGCACATTTTCAAATTTCATTAACTTATCCGCATAGCAACAATTTGGGTATTCTTAACGGGACAGTGATTGTTTTTTCTGATGCACACTTTTGGCCCGGCATCCACTCTACTGCTTACAGAGGTCTTTTGTGGGCCATCAAAGAACTGAAACCCAATGTTGTGATTGCCAATGGCGACATTTTTGATGGTGCTGGAATCTCTAGACACCCACGAATCGGCTGGAGTAAAGCACCTACAGTCATTGAAGAACTAAAGGCGTGTACTTTGGCGATGGGAGAGATTGAAGAAACGGCTAAAAAGGCCCGTCACAACGTCAAACTGATATGGCCTTTAGGCAATCACGATGCGCGGTTTGAGACCTTTCTAGCGGCTAATGCGCCCCAGTATGAGCAAGTAAAAGGCTTTAGCTTGAAAGACCATTTCCTAAGTTGGGAACCATGTTGGTCAGTATGGCTAAATGAATCCACTGTTGTTAAACATCGATTCAAAGGTGGTATCCACGCAACACATAATAATACGATGTGGGCAGGTACTAACATTGTCACGGGACATTTGCATAGCTTAAAAGTCACTCCATTCTCTGACTACAACGGCGTGAGATACGGCATTGATACTGGAACCCTTGCGGAACCTTATGGCCCACAGTTTGAGGACTACACAGAAAAAGGCCCACTTAACTGGAGATCGGGCTTTGCGGTGCTAAATTTCCACAATGGCAAGTTATTGCTTCCCGAACTGGTGACAACACACGGCCCCGATTCCATTGAATTTAGAGGCCGCGTGATTCCAGTTACTTAACTTCTTCCGCGTCATCTTCCGCGTCATCTTCATCGATTTCGCTATCGTCAAAAACGACCGGATTCCACGCACCAATCCAACCCTCTGACTCTTGGAATTCGACAAATTCCTTAATGACTTCAATGATTTCAAAGTCGTTTGTTTCAATGGTCAACTTGCTATCACCAAGCCAACCCATTTCGATTTCAATCTTGTACATGATTTTCTCCTTAAACTGCGGATTGCAGCCAAAGCATATTATGGTCAGCACATGACACAATTATTTGTAAAATTACTATTGCTAAGAATTCTTTTTAGTCTTGTACCGATTGACCATTCTGAGGATAGTTTCATGTGAAATGAAGCGATGCCCGTTATAGCATTCCCTTCGTCTGACAAGCATATTCTCAACGGTCTTAGTGTGTTGAACAAACGAGATTGCACCGCACTCGGGGCACTTCATGCCACTATTGTTTGTACTCTTAGGATTCATTGAGGGCAAGCCACGCCATAAAGCAAACGCTACCAATGGCTAAAGCAATGCCAACAAAGCCTATGGCAAAGATGGTGATTACAGTTTCAATCACATCACACCCCGCATTTCCCAACCTGCTAGAAAGTAGTTCCATCGGGTAGTGATAGCAGAGTTAATAAACTTCTTCCCGTCCCAATGAAGTTCATCCGGTGTGTAGCCCCTGCCTATCATCAGGGCTATAAATACTTGTCTAGCTTTCATGTCTTCTCCTGTGGTGGTGGTGTGCAAGTGTGGATGTGCGTCAAGTCTTTGGTGCGTTTGCCGCATCGTGGGCAGAAGTTTTGCTCCGTGCGCTGTGCTGGCTGTGCTGCTTTGCTTGATGGATATGTATGCCCGTTGGCGCATTTGTCGTTTCCATTTGGTCGCCTTTCACGTTGAACGCCTTTTGCCCCGCATTCAGGGCAGTATCCGTACACCGCCACAGGCTCTTGCTCTGGCTGTGCCAATGCTTCTTTGTCAGTCATGCTTGTCCCCTTGCTTTCAACATTTTCAGCGTACCTAAGAATTTGGTGTTTGCGCGACCCTTGAAGACCCCAATCGCCTTGTCTGCGACTGAGTTCTTCAAACGCTTCATCTTCCGGACTCATCAAAATCCAATGTCATCATCTGCGGGTAAGCCTTCATACTTCGGCTCTTTTGGCTTTGGGTCGTTCATGTATGCCCAACCGTCCCACCCCGCATAGATCGGCATCACATCGAGTTTCAGCATGGGGCCATTCTTTGTGTCGATGACAGACCCAATGCGGATGTATCGTTTCTTTTCTTCTCCCTTTGCGTTGGTGTATGTACCCGCAACTACGGTAACTTCTTTAAGCAGTGCCATTTTTTTCTTTCATTAAAAGTTCAAGTTTTTCGTCAAGGTCGGAGAGAAACTTCACCACTTCGGTATCCATTTCGCTGATTAGCTTCTCGTCTCGCTCGACTCGTTTGGTGAACATTTCCAACCCCTTTAGTCTCGGGTCAAAGGAAACGAAATCACACCATTCTTTTCCGGTACATCTAAGCTGAAACTGAATCTGCTTGATGTACTTTGCGGGAACTTTTTTGTTTAGCAGTGTGTCGATGTGGGTGGAAGTATTGGGACACTTGATCTCGATGATTCCATTGCCCACAATCCCATCGGGTGAGGCTCCGGCTTTCTCAATGTCCGGATGAGCAATAAACCCCACTTGATCGACCAACACTGAATTGACCATTTCGTAATGCGCTCGGGCCATTGGCTCGGTTTCTGTCCCCCATGCCATTGACGCATTGGTGAACGATTCAGCTACTTCACCCGTCAAACGCTCACAAATCAGTTGGGCCATGTAATCGTCCCGTGACGCACCATAACCACCCGTCTTTAGCTTTGCCATCACATCGGAGACGCGAGAGGCGGTGACTTTACCCAAACGGGCGGCAAACCATTCCGGTGTACCTTGTTGCATTACAGACTCGCTTTCTTTGCGTCTTTGACTGCAATGATTGCCTTTTTAGCTGCGGCAAAATGTCCGGCTGCTCTGATAGCTTCAAAGTAAGCTGCTTTCAATTCGTCCTCTGTGGTGGCTGCTTCGATAGACGCAATTAGCGGGTTTATGTCTATGGTATTTGAAGCATCTGCATCGGCATCGTTGTCGGCCTCTGTAGGGATGCTAAAGGCTTGAAAGGCTGCATACTTGTATGCCGCTGACATAGCCTTATTGGTGGCCTTATCTCCGCTATCCATTGCTTCGCCAAAGGTCTTGACGGTGTGCTTAGAACCATCATCCGCTGAGACAAAATCAAACTCAACCTCAACAGTCACATAGAACAATGCGCCACCCGATTTGCTTGCTCGCTCAACACATTCACGGGTAAGAACACGGGGCAGAATGCAAAGGCTGTGCTTTGCCAATAGGGGCGCAATGGCGTTATACACATCGTCAATGCCCCTAAAGTTGTATCCGCTGCCCTGCATATTCCTACGGTCTTTTGTGATGCCGATAGATGACAAATCTGCTTGAACAGCGTTAATGGCTTTGTAAACTTTCATTTGGATTCCTTTGAAATTAAGTCAAGTTGAAGATTTTTGATTTCGTCACGGGTGTTGTCAAAGCGGTTACACAACACACGAATATGGCTCTCAAGCATCTGAATGCGGTAAAGCAG